GCCCTGGAAATACCCCACAGCCCCGAAAAAGAGCCAGTCAGTTGCTTAACTGACTGGCATTAACCGTAAGGGTTGGTTTTTTCTTGGCACGAGAGTATTCAAAACGCGCCAATAACTACTTGATTTAATTGAAGTCGAAAATTTTAAGTCAAAAATCGTATAGCTTAACGTGTAGCTAAAAATGTTTGCTGCAAAAGTATACAATTTTAACCGTTATGACTCCCTGTTATCCGCTATCAAGCTGGTGGATGATCACTGATAACTCGTATGGGAATCCCCATATCGGCATCATGCCCATGCCATAACAAAAACCCCATATTCGTGGGTTTTCTGTGTTGTGGCTATTCTGCCGTTGCCGTGCTGGTGGATATTTCCGGTATGTGGCTCACCATATCGGCATCATGCCCACCAGCGTGATTGGTTGCTGGTGGGCTGCATCACCATCATGGTGATGATGCAGTGAATGTAAGGATTACTTAGGTTAGGGGCGTAACTCATTGTCATTTTTTGAGCAGACCGGGAATCTCCGGTTTGGTTACTCTGTAACCAAGTCAATTTTATTTACTCTGTTGTGAGGGACTATAAGTTCTGCGCAAATTTCCCCGGTTTCCTCAAATTGAGTTTCTCGAAAATATCAGCGGGTTAGCGATTAAGCTGGCGAGTAATTAAACTGCGAAAATTTCGTAGTTTGTGACTATCTGAAAGATAGTCGGTTGTTCCGACCTCAGCCATTGGCGGTCTCCGAAAATATCAACGGGTTAGGCCATCGTGCAAATTTGCACTCTGCCAGCCAACGCAATTTTGCGTTATCAGTCCTCAGATTTGAGGGATGTAGCCAGCTTTTCCCCCAATAGGGGGATTATCCAGTTACCGACGGTTTAACCGTCTGTGCCAGCACAACGAAAGAATTTGCGGGTAGCTTTAAACTACTTACAACATCCAATCTTACAGGCCGTGCCTTTCTAACTTTTTGCAATGTAATAAGTCAGGTAGCGCTATGCGTTCCACCGTGTACACCGCGTTCCGTAAAAACCACAGATTCGTGGTTTTCCTGAATATCATGAATCTACCGCCGCAACCGTTCCGGCTTCTTCCACTGGTAAGTATTTTTCATGCTCTCCCTCCGTTGTTGAGAACGGCGACGGTATGCCAGCAACTCAAGGACTCTGGTTCGTATGTTGCGCATATCCACGCCGTTAAGCTCAATACCGTCACGGCGCATAACCTCAGCAACAACACGCGCATAGTTTTCGGCTGTCACGCTGTCCGGCTGCGTGGCCACCTGTTTGCCTGTTGCCTGACTGATTCCGGTAATACGGCGGATTACTTTCAGTAGTTCGGCGTCGGTCATGGTTATGGTCTCCATAGTGATGGGGGAACAATTTCTGTAATCTGCGAAGCTGGCGATCGGTCAGACTCAAATGCCTGGCAACTTCAGTCTGAGTAGCCACTGTTCACCTCGCCAAAAAATCTCCCCTCATGCGTTTTAAACATGCATCTTGCGAACAACTTTATGAAACGCGGCATATATGTCCGGTTTGAGTGTTCAATTTTTGCGCATGTCCGGTTCACGGAAAGTGAATTTTTATATTTTTCAAATAGTTAACTCCCAGAAAAACCGGACATGGTTTCCGAAAAATTTTCATAAATAGTGAAATTCTGCGCCGCTCCCGCCCCGTAACGGGTCCATATGCCGGAAAGGACCCGTAAAAAAAGCCGGATTTCTCCGGCCTGTCTCAGATGGTTTTCAGTATGCGATCGATGTCGCCGTCATCGCCCGGGTTTCTGCCATCGTATGCCATGCCAGCTGATACGGCTTTCGGGCTGTGTATGTCCATAAAGTTTTCAAAGGCTGCGGTAAGCTCTGGTGCAACCTTCTGGCGTTCCTGCTCTATGGTCATGCTAAGAATGCTTTTAGCCGTACCAACATCGATACAAGGCACGTTTGCCATTGCACGTAACAGCGGCTGATAGTCGCCAGATTCATCAAGCGCCATAATCGCATCAGCGCGCGGCTTGTCCTGCTCTTCCAGTTTGTTAAGTTGATATATGGCCTCGTAGGTTGATAACCCTCTGTCAGCCATTGCCCGCGCTTCGGCTTTAAATTTACTCGCCAGCGGTAGCGCCATGATGCTTTCATTCGTTGCCATCGTTCCCCCTGCTTATCGGGCCAGCGGCTGAACGGATACGCCAGAACCCGTAAAGGCGGCGCATTTTTTCGCATCGGTGTCGACGCTCTCAGGCCAGTTAACGGCGGCAATATTGAATATCCCCGTCTTGTAACACTGTGCTGATTTCTGCTTTGACGTGTCCACGGGGTACGCCGTCAGATAAACAGCCTTGCCAGATTCCTGACCATCCCACGCCTTAAACTCGCCATTGTCCGCCAGCATCAGCGGGGTAAATTCCTGAATAACGCCAGCATCAGCGGCAAAATGTACCAGCGTCGTGGCGACCTGCTGACTGCCTGCAAATAACTCAACATATGGAGTGCCCATAGAATCTCCCGTTAACCAATTTTGACGGTAACAAATTTGCGAATATCTGCCGGAACCGGCTGCGGTGCGCTGTGCGTCTGCACGTACTCAATCGCCGGATCGCCGTCCTCAATCCAGTTTTTCGGGTAAAACATGTTTTGCGTTGCGCCCGTTCTTACTGCGTCCTGATCCATAATCGCACCATAGGCCACCAGCCCTTTATTGTTGGTGTTGCCCAGGACAAGCAAATCAGGCTCAAGGAAATATTTTTCGGTGCCGTCGCTGTCGGCGTATTTGCCGGAATAGACGATAAGGGCAATATCGCCCAGATAGCCTTTAAAGCTCACCACTTCGCCCAGGTTTTTACACGCCAGCTCTGCGGCGGATTCTGAACCACGGGAAAGATCGTACAGCTCGCGGAATTTTTTAAAGCTGCGTAACGTTCGCCATACCTCAGCGCCCATAATCATGACGTTGGCGGGGCAGCTGGCCTGTTCGGCGTATAGCTCGATGTCATCTGTCGGATCATGCGTCTCTTTATTCTGCTCAGACCATTTTTTTCCTGGCCCCTGATGGACAATGCAGTTTGCCGGCATATTCCAGTCGATTTCATAGCGTTCTATGCCTTCGCCTTCAATGATGTTTTTTCCGGTCGTGACCGCATTCACTGCCAGCCATTCCACACGCGCTTTAATGGCGTTTATCTGGCGGCGCATGTTGCCAGTAATGAGGCGCATACGTCGCCAGGTGGGGTCGTTAAGCTGTGCCGGATCTTCTCCAGCCATGCGCATAATGGTTTTTGATGGATCGATTTCGTGCTTTGGCTTCATGTAGCCGGGGCGGATAGTGCTTGTTTCGTACCCTTTATCGCGCTGAACCTGGCTACCCACCATAGGCGAACAAAACGCCGACATGGTGACTTCTTCAATATCCAGGGTATCCAGCATGATGTCCTGCGTGTTGAAGGTCGCCACGTTCGGAAAAAACAGCGACGTAAACAGCGGACTGAATCTAAAATCCGGAACATCCTGCCGATTCAGGTACGCGAAAAGCTGGTTAGTGTTAAGAGCCGTTGCTTTACCTGCCATTATTCACCCCCGTGAACCTGATTCATGCCCAACGCCGCACGTAAATAGGCGCGCACCTGCCAGCCTGTTGACGGCTCAACCATTGCCAGCGGATCAAGTCCTGCCGCAATGCTCGCTTTTACGTTCTGCTGGTGGCGTTCCTTGAGTGCCTCCACGATGTCGGGGCTTATGTAGACTGTAACCCCACCTTTTTTCTCTTCTGCCATAGTCAGAAATTCCTCTTTGACGTTAAAAATCATAACTGGATGTTCATCCAGTTATGATTATAATCATGATTTCATATTTCGCAATAATATCGATCCATGTTGCAAATTATGAAATGATTTCCGGAAACAGTAGTCACCATGCTGTTAACCTCATATATGAAAAAGCCCGCTAAGTTTGCCTCCTGTACTTATCGGGCTTTTTTATCTGCCTGCAAAGGTGTCGAACAAAAAAACAATCAAAATCGACACCATAAAAATAAAACCACTGTAATATCAATCCATTACAGTAGTGGTGATGACGAATGAAATTTCAAAAACTAGCCTTTTTCCGCGCCGCTCCCGCCCCGTGGCAGGTCACTACACCGGGAGGACCCATAAAAAAGCCGGATTGCTCCGGCTTCTGTTACTCGTTGCTTAAAACGGTATGTTATCCCCGTACGGATCATCATTTCCCGCCTGTTGTTTTGCTCTGCTCAGTGCATCAGCAGCCTGCCCCTGTTGGCCTTTTTTGCCGCCCGGTCGCGCCGTTCTCGCACTGATTACGCTGTCTGCGATAACCTGCCAGCCCTGCCGCATTTCCCCGTTCTGTCCGGTCCACTGGCTCACCTGCATGTTACCCGCCACGCTCAGGGGTTCACCCTTGCGGTGCTTTGCCAGTGCTTCGGCCTGTCTGCCAAACGCCAGGACGGATAACCACATCGTCGCCGTTCCGTCATCGGCCTGGCTGCACGGCAGGGGAACCGCCATACTCGCCATCGCCATTTGTGTCCCTTTGCTGGTGGTCTTTAACTGCGGGTCAGCCACCAGCCGCCCGTAAGCTGCTATCTGTGCTGTCATGCTGTCTGCTCTCCGGTTTTAACGTTGATGGTTGTCACCTGTTCCGCTTCGGCAATCTCCCGTTCTGTCAGCGTGGCAAAGTTTGCTGCCGCCGTGGTCATGAATGCGCTTATCAGTTCAGGATGTGCTTTCGCGTATCCTTCTCCCGCGTTGCGGTCGATGATTTTTATCGCCACCCTCAGCCAGTGCTCTGTAAGGTCAATGGCGCGGTTATGTTGCTTCTTCTGATTGTTAAGTTTTCCTGATGTGTGCATTTTTGTTTTTACCCCCCTCGTTTAAAAAGTTTTGGAGATACCCCCACCTTGTCTACCTTATCTACCTGGTGGATGCTCAGGCCAGTAATGACGCGGGTTTTATGGTGGTAGACAGTAAAAAATCTCTGTCTACCTGATGTCTACCCATCCCTCCGACTGGCTACAAAAACAGGTAGACAAGGTAGACAGCTTGTAGACAGTAAAAAAAAGCTGTCTACCTAAATTAATACACTGAATTAAAACAACTTTTATGTAATCAGGTAGACAAGGTAGACAGCAATTGCCAAAAATTATAAAAACGCGTCGCAATCGTCGGTTGTTATTGCGTTAGTCTGCGTCACTCCATTAATTTTTCGCGTAATATATTCATGTCCGTAAACTTTTGCGGCTGGCTTCATGGCCTTGCCAAAGTCATTTACGTTTAGTGGTTTGGTTCTGCCTGCGTATGCCATAAACGCCAGATAGACGCGGTAAAGGCTGTTTCTGGTCGTGTACTTCACGGAATCGCCACCGCCACCCATCATCAGGCCACGTGCTTCCTCCAGAAAATTCAGGAACTGGCAAAACTCAATAACCGGATCCGTTTGCTGCTTTATCGCCAGTGCTTCATCACCGTCACGCTGTTCCAGTAGTAAAGCCCGCGCCTTTTCAGGGTCTGCAAAGTTCGCCAGTAATCGGCGGATAATGACGGGGATTTCAGCCGCAATCTTTTCCGGTAGTTCCCTGTCTTTTTCGGCCTCGTTGACGATATTGTCGAAACGGAAAATCACGCGACGACGTGCCACGCCTCCGGCCCGTTCGGTGAATATCATCGGATTGTTATTGGTTGCCAGCACCACCGCCCTGATTACCGCCGTAAAACGCTTTTCATATTTCGGGTTAATTTCCACGGGGTCGCCGCCCGTGATTTTCTTGATGCCCGTTCCTTCGCCTGTATATTTCGGCTGGTCTGCCAGGACGATAAGACGACTCCCGACAACCTGTGCACGCCCACCAGCATCATCAAGCGATGTCATCTCAGCGCTGATATGACTTTCCGTGTCAAACCGGAATCTCTAATTTTGACGATTTTCTTTTTAGG